TAGAGCACACCCTTCACACGGGTGGGGTCACAGGTTCAATCCCTGTCGCGCCCACCATTTTTCTCCTTATTTTCAAGGGGATTAATGGCGGAAGGCCGGTATAGGCCAATCTCCAAATTGCGGAACAGTGCGGGAACAAACGTTGATTCTCTGCGAACGCTCGTACAATTCCGGTACAGCCCAGGCTCTGATCTGGCGCGCTCCGCGAATCGGGGGCGCTCATGAAGCTCCACATGCTGGACCTATTCTGCTGCGCCGGCGGGGCAGCGATGGGGTATGCTCGCGCAGGGTTCGATGTTTGGGGTGTAGATATTGCACCGCAAAAAAATTACCCCTTCGACTTTATCCAGGCGGACGTTCTCGACTTGCCGATGGATTTTTTACTCACCTTCGATGCTATCCATGCCTCGCCTCCATGCCAGGGCTATTCCTCCATGCGCCATGCGCCTGGGGCGAAAGGGGCGCCACTGCTGATTGACCAGGTGCGGGATATGCTGGAAGCAACCGGCCTTCCCTACATCATCGAGAATGTGGAGACGGCGCGATGGGCTATGCGTGACCCGATCCTGTTATGCGGGACCATGTTCGGTCTCGGCGCCCAAGGCTGCGAGCTTCATCGCCACCGGCTGTTTGAGAGCAATGTCGATCTGGTCGCGTCACCCTGCCAGCACAGCGGCGGCCCGGTCGTCGGCGTCTATGGCGGTCACGCTCGTAAGCGTTCAGCCAAGCATGGGGGTAGGGGAACCCGCGACGTGTGGGAGGGTGGGCATAAGGCGGCCGCACGCGAGGCTATGGGAATGGATTGGGCCACCCTTAACGAAATGAGTGAGGCGATACCGCCCGCGTTCACAGAATATCTCGGCCGTCAGCTTCTTGCCGCCATTCACGGCGACAGGATTGCAGCATGACCCCCACAAGGATCACCCCCATGTCTGAGATGATGAAGCTGGCTGAGCGGCTGACGGATGCGCAGCGGGCAGACCTGTTGAACGGGAACTGTGTTTACATGGGCAACCCAGATTGCCTTTGCTCCAGCAAGTTCACAAAGGAATTTTTGGCCATGGGCCTAACGGAAGAGCGAAGCCCAACCGGATACACGCTTTCAGAGCGCGGTAAGGCTCTCCGCGCCCACCTTGAGGGGGAGTGAGATGGTTATCAAACTCAAGATGCTATGGCTCTATGGCTTCCGCGCCCGCGAGTGGTGGCACGAAGTATGGAGGCAGGATGAGGCTTCTCGCATGTGCTGCGATGGCCGAGAATGCGGTTGTATGGGGGCAGACTATGGCAGCTATTGGGAATGGCTCTGGAAAACGAGGCGCGGCAAGTGAGCGCAGCGAAATCACGCAGGGGCCGAACCTACTTCAGTGGGCGCTTTCCAGAGGGTTATGTGACATGGGTTGATCTGGATGATGATGGTGACCCGATCTTTCGTGGCGAGAGCAACCCGTATCGCGCCAGAGACATGCGCAGCTCCCACCCCCACAAGGATCACCCCCATGTCTGAGATGATGAAGCTGGCTGACGATGATTGGCCATCGATCGAATATGATGGAGGCTATCCTGTTGATGAGGACTTTTCCGAATGGGGGGATGTGACTTCGCCAGCGCTAAATTTCGAACAGGCCGGGCAATGGCTTCTCCGCGAGCTTCCTGCCGCATGTGAATATATGTGCTGCCAGTGCAGCGTGAAGAAAACCAAGAGCCTTACGGGCAATCCGGTCTTCCACATTTCATTCAGCACCATGGGCTGGTCGGGAGCGGAAAGCATCATCGCGCTCATCAATCGCCGTGTCGATCTTAATCGGCATATGCTCAGTTGGCGACGTGGCGGGCATTATGTGTTCGAGGTGAAGGCGCCACCGCCTAGGCCTATATCGGAGGTCCGCAAACAGGCTTGGGCGACCCGACGAAAGAAATACGGCTCCAGTGGGCATAACGGAAGCTACGCACGATGAGCGCCGCATTAAAAGCCCGCGCCCACCTTGAGGGGGAGTGAGATGGGCAACGTTACCGACTTCCCCGGCGTCACCCGGCTTCCGTCCGATCCAGCCCGCGTGATCGAGCATGCCGCACAAGCGGGACTAGCCAGCGTCGTCATCATCGGTTTCAAGGAGGATGGCTCCGAGTATTTCCGCTCCAGCGAGGCGGATGGCGGGGCGGCGCTATGGCATCTGGAGCGGGCCAAGCATAAGCTCATCACTATGCCGGAGAAATTCAGTGGATAAAGGGGTTAGGTGATGGCGATCCGGCTTAGGCCGAAGGCGGCGAAGCGGCGAATTGATCGGCCCGATCCTTCTCTGCCAAACATCACTAGCAACGAGCGTTGCGCTCTGCAGGCTGTGGACAAGGGAAGGTTCAGCAACCTAAAGATGCGGAAGGCGCTTTGTTCCAAAGGCCTTATCTCATCGACTGTAGCGAGCAGGGCCGTTCTCACTCCTCTTGGCTATGCAGCCCTTTCCCGCACCCTATCCCAGAAAGGCCCTCATGATGGACGGTAAGGTGGATCAGGATGTGAGGGAGGCGGCTGCTGCGCTTGTGGGTTTCTATGGTCGGCAGCAAAAGGTTGATGTAGAAATACGGTCCGGCGCGCGGGATGACCATCCGCTTGTGGAGGCGCTTTCCCTCATGAAGGAAGCCGGCCGCCAAGCTGGGCTTAGGGAGGCTCTTGATGTCATTCATAGGATCGGCGGCAAATATGCCAGCGACGGCTTGAAGAATGAGGCGTTGCGCGAGGCGTATTCGGCCATCACCGCCCTCACAGAGTCAGCACCATGTCCGCCCCCACCCGCTTCCTCCTAGGCGGCCTTCTCATGCTTGCCGCTATGGGGATAGCGATTATCGTTTATGGGGTGGGGCATTAGGGGTAGGGTGAGGGGATGATCATTCCAGCAACATGGAAGCTGCCCGAAGGCCATCAGAGCGTTGCCGCGTTCGCCACCGCTGAAGAAGCGCGCCAACATGCGCAGATGGATTTGGTGAACCGCGCTGATGGCAAATTCGCCTTCTACCTGACCGACAAGCGCGGCGCGTGGGAAGTGATCCGCTACCCGATATAAGCTATTCCGCCGAGTCGCGGTTGTGGTATAAGGGGCGAGACGCGGGGCACGAGTGACCCAACGCGGTGTCGTTTGGCTGGGTGCCCGAAAGGGAGAGATTGCACGACACAGACCTTAACAGGTTCCGCGTCACCCCTTGACCGACTCAGGAACATTGCGCGAACATGAGGCATGTTCCACCGTTCCGACCGAGAGCTAGAAGACGAGTATTACGCGGTGATGAAGCGCTGCGAATATGGCCCCATGCCGGACCCGGAGGAGATATGGGAGCTATGCCAGCAGCTTATCCAAGAGGGATATGCCTACAAGGCGGAGATGCTTGGGCATTATCTGCCGGGTTAGGGGTGCTGCGACCAATCCTTGATCCTGCCCTTTTGGGGAGGGTTGCTAACCGCCTGATCTGGCGTCATGCCTTTCCGTATCCGGTAAGCAATTGTGTATTGGGATATCCCAAACTTCTTCTCCGCCGCTCCTAGAGAAAGTCTTTCGCCAAAGAAAACGTTATACCTCGGGGGCCGTATCGCCCGTTCAACGTCATCCCCCCTTGCGATCCTAGAAATTAAAGCGCTTGGCGTTAAACCATATTGTGAAGCGGCCTCATTTATATGGATATTATTGCCATTAATTTGAATGGTCCTCGATATATCGCGATTTCTGGTATTCTCCACGTGAGAAACAAATCTGCAATTTTCTGGAGAGTATCCCGATGAATTATCTTTCCGATCTATCTCCAGAGATTCATCAAAACCATTAGCAAATGCCCAATCCTTGAAAACATCAAACGAAGACCATTCTTCGCAAACTGAAATTCCCCTTCCACCGTACCTGGAATAACGGTGATCTTTTGGATCGGTGCAGCGCTTATGCATGCCCCGCCAAACGCGCATTATCCTAGTTGTCGACCACCCATCCCTCGTCTTAACGATGCATCCGCATGATTTAATTGATCCAGCTATCACATGGGATAATCGAATTTCTTTGCTAGAGCCGCAATCACATGCAAAGAGCCACCTTGTATGGCTGCCTATTTTTGGCATTCTTCGGATGGCTACTAGCTTGCCATATCGGATGCCTGTAATGTCTATTGAAGCTGGCATGCTAAAACCTCTTAGCTGCTGGTAAGGGGTTCACGCTGGTTGCAACAACGTGGACCCCGTTATTCTTAACCTATTCTTCGAAAAAGTCACGTAAATATGCCAGCGCGTTGCGGCAGTCCTGTCCCGACTGGATAAGGTCAACAATGAACCCAGCCACCTCCTTGTCCGTATTTCCCGGAGGCGGCGCAGGCTCAGCAGCACAGGTCAGGCGCTCAGGTGGCGGGGTTATCCGCTCAACGCGCGTTTCGCCGCAGCCGGTCAAGCAGAGCGCCGGTAGCGCCGCCCACAGTATCGTTCGTCCCCTCATGGGTCACGATCTCCCTTAGTTCGGTGATTTGCTCGGCCGTTTTCGCCCTGCGCGCCATGTCGGCAAGGTTCGCGGCCCGCTCGACCTTCAGGGCGGCCTGCTGGACTTTCAGGGACGCTTCCAGATTGGCGTTTACGGTTGCCAGCTTGCCCGCCGACTTGCCTTCGCAGTAGGCGAGGGGTGCGCAAAGGGCCGCGCCGATTATGGCGCCCGCGAGTGCTTTCCAGTTGGCCGTCAGCCAGAGGGGCAGGGCGATCACGCGCTCAAATCCTTCCAGATCGCGCAGGCGGCGAGGATCAGGATACCGATCACCGTCCCGGCGCCCATGAAGAAGCCCGCGACGAACATCATTGGCTGATCCTCTCTATGGTAGCGGCCTTGTCGGAACTGCCCTTGGACGAACCCAGCCAGAACCCTACAGCGAGCATGACGACATTCTTGAGCGTTTCCTCCAGCCCTTCGGACCAGTGGTTGAGCAGCGCGTAGCCGAAATAGGTCATGATCACGGCGGTGATGATGACGCGGGGGAGGTCTTTGGTGGTCATTGCCCCACCCGATTGGCGATCCAACCGTAGACGAAACTTTCCTGTGTCGGGTTGTTCTCCGCTATTTCGACGTAGCGTGCGCACTGGAGGCCATCGAGCGCCTTGCGCAGCACTTCCCCGCCTTCCGCCCCGCGCTTCACCATGAAGCTCTTGAGAGCCGCCAGCGTCATGGGACCGATCTGCCCATCCGTTCCAATATCAGGATAGTCCTTCGCGCCACGGTTCAGGGCATTGAGAGCGCGCTGAAGGAATTTCCCTGCCGTCGCTGGCCCCATATTGATTCCGGTGTCGAATAACTCGTCGCCGATGGCTGGGCAGATCGCCGCAACCTGGTCGAACTTCGGCCCGGTCCAGTATCGCGTCCTGTAGATATTGACCGCAGCGGAGCGTGGTAGGGCGCGCATGTCGCCAAGGTAGCCATAGGCGCGGGCGACCTGTTGCGTGATGCCCCAATTGGTAGGCCCGCCTCGATCGTTTGGGTGATCCGAGAACCCACCTTCGCGCCGGATCACATCATCTATGAGCTTATCGATGGTCATCCCTTGTCCCCCAACACCCGCTCTTCCGAAAGCGCCGCCTGCAACTGCTGACGCAACTGCCCCGGCCCATGCAGAAGCAGCAGCGTTTCAAGCTGGTTGATGCGCTGGGCGGATCGCTCGTCCCGCTTTTCGCATTCCTCCTTGAGATCCCTGATCTGCTTCTTGAGCGGCCCCACCAACACCGTCTGGATGAACCCCCAGCACGCCACGCACCCCGCACCGAACGCCACAGCGAGTTGCCCCCCGCTTGCGCCCAGCCAATCTATTTCGTTCACTCGCGCCCCCGCTGTTGCCGATATGTCATTCATCGCGGGTTGCCCCGACCCTTGGCGTTTTCGCCGTTGTGTGCTCCAGCCAGAGCGCGAACAAAGGCTCGGCTAAATGCTGCTGCCATGTGGCGTCATCGATCTGCCCGGACAGGTAACAGGCTAGGATCAGCCGGTAATCGTCGGTCATGCCGCCCTCCGCATGGGTTGAACTAGGCGGGGAAGGGTGCGATGAGGGCGTGACCCAAAGGAGCCGAGACGATGCACCCGAACCCCCGACGCAGGCAGGAGATAATCTGCGAGCATGTTTCGCCTGCTGCTGCCAGAATGGTCGAAATCGGCGCGCTCAACGGCCCCACCTTCGCGCCCGCCGAGCACAACGTCCGGTTCATCGACTATGCGACAAGGGAGCAGCTTATTCAGGACACGGCGGCGAACCCCGCTGTAGATCCGGCGCGAATCGTCCATGTTCACTACGCCACGCCCAGCACGAACTATGCCGACATCGTGCCCGACCGCTTCGACATCGCGATAGCCAACCACGTCATCGAGCATATTCCCGACCTGGCAAGCTGGTTCACCAACATTCACGCCATCCTTGACGATGGAGGGCTGTTCTTCCTTTCCGTTCCAGACAAGCGCTACACGTTCGACTATCTGAAGCGCGAGACGAACATTGTTGATGTCGTGCGGGCGCATACGGAAGGCTATACGAAGCCGACCGCCGCAATGCTGTTCGAGCATTATTATTACCGCCGCCCGCTTGAAGCTGCCCATTGCTGGAGTGGCGAGCATGAGGCCATCGTTGCGCAACCCGGCATGTCGATAACCGACGCATGGCAGAACGCCATAAGATCGGCCCAGGTCTACACCAGCACCCATTGCCACATGTTCACAAAGGATTCGTTCGTGGGTCTGCTTGGCGAGATGAAGCAACTCGGCTTCGCCCCCTTCGACATTGCCGACATTCGCGACGTGGACCCCGGCGCAAACGAGTTTCATGTTGTCCTGAAGCGTGACGACAGCGTTGATCGCATCGGGCGCTTTGGCGCTTTCAAGGTTCTGGCTGTGGGCTACCTCGTAACCGCGCTTGATGGATTTGAGGCGGCTTTCGCCATCTTTTCCTGAGTTACTCGCCATAGAGCAATTCTACGATGTAGGCTTCAAGGGTCGCGGTATCGCCTGAATTGGCGAGCTGGGCGGTGATCGTCAGACTTTGCGTGGCTGATGTATCAATTGCAGTTGTGGTTACAGTCGCGGTGACAGGTCCCCACCCACCTCCGCCTGAGCCAGAGCTGGTCACCTGCGAGCTTTGAGAGTTCCGGTTCGCCATTTCGGCAGAATGTCTGGCGCTGTCGCTAGACCCCTCCGCCCGGCTCCATATTTGCGTTCCACCCAACCTAAGGCGAAAGCTCTTGCTATTCGCATTGTTGGTGTACGACCAAAGCGTCGTGATCCTAAGGCGTCCGTTTGCGCCGACCGTCCCCCCGAGGATAGAAACCGTCGCCAGTGTGGTTTCAGTGGTCGTGCCAGTAACCGACGCGGCCACGGCGGACTGCGCCACAATTTGAGGATTGTTGACGAAAAACCCGGAGCTTGTAGAGCTTGATGGAACGCCTTCATGCTGGTTGTCAGCCACAAGGATGCGGTTCTTGTCTCTGGTGGCGGTGCCGACCTGATTGACAACATAGCCAAAAGCACCAATCGAATTGCCGATTATGCGAACGGAGCGCACATTGTCCCGCGTCGGCAGCAGAAAAGTAGGCTTTCCTGTCGCCGCACCAGAGCCGCGAAAGAAGCGGCTACTCTCGACGTTGACGGATTCCGCATAGGTGCGGAAGATAATACCAGCCTCCAGTGCGGCGGCGCTATCAGCCAGATTATTGAAGGTGAAATTGCCGCTATCGACAAAGATGTTCGACGCATAGCCGAACAACAGCAGGGCGCGGCTCACACTCGCGTGCCCGCCTATCCACTTCACATCATTAACCTGGCGCGTCGTGTCCGCCGTGCCTTCGTTATCGTCGTAGATGGCGTAGCGTGTTCCAGGGAACTCGCAGTCGGTGAGATAGACGCCCTCGATCGTTCCAGCGGGGGCCGCAGAGTGCGTCAGACGGACGCCCGCAGTCGTGCCGTACGCAAAGCATGACACAAAGTGGAAGGAGCAGGTATTTGACGCGGCACGGCGTTCAAGCTCGATAAACGCCCGGCTTCCGCTCGCTTGCGCGCCAGCGTTGTCGAGCCGACAGTTGATTGCGCGGACAACGCCCGCATCAATCAGGCGGATCGCTGTATCCCAGTATTTCGTGTTGCCATTCGCCTGTGCGGTGACATTTTCGAATAGAGCATGTTCCCAAGAGGCTATAACTCCCGTGTAGGACCATTGCGCCTCAATTCCGACAGACCCGTCCAGGGAAGTCGCTGCATAGTCCTTGAGAAGCGTCACGTTCAGGACATTCAACTTCTTGGCGACAGAGCCGGTACTGGTGTCGTAAAACCGTATTTTGCCAGTAGTCGTGGTGAAGCGGAGACGGGAGGCAGGGCCGCAACCAACCAGCGTCACATTCTTGTCTGTAAAAAGCACCTCGCCATCAATCACCCAATCACCGGGCGGGATGAAGATATGCAGGTCGCCTGCGGACAATGCGGCAATGGCATTGAATGCGGCGACACAGCTTGAGGTGCCGTCAGTAGGAGCGGAGAACGGCGCGTCGGTGATCGCTATGAAGCGCTGTTGAAGGGTTTTGCCGACCGTGGAGGCGGGATAGCTCGCGCTGTGACTGAATCCGACGAGCCCGGCGCCTGCCGATGTAGCCAACGAAGCAACAAAGTCGGCCAGAGGCCCGCCGACATTCGCATCATAGAAGACCTGCGCACCGAAGCGGTCGCGCACCCGGATAGAATATTCGCTAGGGCCGTAAATCTGGGCGGGGGTTCCAGCATTCCAGATGTAGCCGCCGATAGTGGTAAGCGGTTGGGTTGCAAGGATGGTGCCCGCCGCATCCCAATAGACCGGGACAGGGTTGGTTTCTGGGTCTTGCCCTGCAATGCCGATATAGACGGAGCCAGCGTTAAGGCCGCTGCCGTTTGTCCCAAGGATGACAGGGTAGGGGTTTTCAACAGCGTAATTGGTCATGCGGCACTTCCCAGTGATGCTGCTGGGAACGGTGCCGAAGCGCCTAAATCCTTGCCATTAGTCCTTTCCTGCCGCTAAGTTGGACTCATGCGAACATTCCGGCGCTGGGCTATCGGCGCGCCTCTCCTGTGGTGGTTCTGGCCGGCTGTCTGGTTGATCCTATCTGGCGGCACCCTCAACGGGCTCTGACTGATCTTCTGCCGCCAGTTTGCCGGGCACCTGATTGAACTGTTGCGCCAGATAGCGTTGCAGCCCAAGAGCATCCTGCGCGATGGCGGGTTCTGCAACCGCCACCTTCTTCAATAGCTCAAGCTGCTTGCCAACATTGGGCTCTCCCCCGGATGCAGCGGTCGCTTTAGCCATGCGCGCATAGCCAGTCGCCCATTTCACGAAGCGCGGGTTGGTCCATAGCTTGGCGAGGGAGTAGGTGGCCGCCATTTGCCCAGCCAAAGCGGGGATGCCCCCCACACTGGAAAAGCCGATGCCGGTCAAAACCTGCCCCGCCGTGTTTGAGGTGTTTCGCAGGGCATTCACCTTGCCGAGCGATTCCATAACGCCGGTAAATTCATCAAGATTGTGGCGAAGCTCGCCCTTGCCGAAGAGGAGGTTCTTTGCTGCCGGGTCCATGTCCTTGAAGGTGCGCGTGAACACACCAGCGTCGAAGTCGCGGCCTGACTTGTTCATCGGCTGACCAGCAAGGCGAATGAGCGCGTTCTGCACCTGCCCCCATTCTTCGGCGGGGAGCGATTTGCGGACGCTTGCCAGCAAGTTGAGGTCGGAGGAAGAGCGGCCTTCCTTTGCCATCGCCTGCACCTTGGCTGCGGCGCTTTCGGCGGATTTCTTGCCATCATCGCCAAGGATCTTCGATAGGGCGTCATCGATGCGCTGCTGGCCCTGATTGTAGAGCGCATTCGCCCGCTCGAAGGCCTTGAGCGCTGCCGAGCCTTGGGCTGCGGCCGACGCCTTCATATCCTCCGACATGATGCCGTAGAATTTGCGCAGGGCAGCCTTAGCGTTCCCTTCGGCTGCAAGGCCGGGGTCGCCCACAATCTCTCCCACGATCGTGCGCAGGCGCTTCATGTCCTGCCATGACAATTCGCCGCCAATCGCTGGCTGGCTAGCCTCTACCCATGCCTCGTCATGCGCGGCCTTCGCCTTTGCATGGGCAGCCTTAGCTTGTTCCAGTTCCGCACGGGTAGCCTCCTTGCGCGCCAAGCTGTTGGCGTCTGCGGGCGAGACATTCGCGGCAAGCTCGTCATATGCCTTCTGGGCTTCATCAATATCGCGCTGCGCCCCCCGCAGCCGCTCAGCCTCCATCGTGAGGCGCACCTTGCCAGCTTGCCGCGTATCAGTCGGCGTGAGGGCTTCTAGTGTTTGGCGCAGACGAGGGTGGCCGGTCCAGATTTTGGACAGTTCAGGGTTGCTCTTGAAACCCTGCGTGATCTCGTCCAGCCCGCGCCGCGTATTCGTTAGCGAAACTTTGGCGTTCGGATCGACCGGAATGGCATCATAGACCTTGCCCGCCGTGCGCTCGAACTTGTCGATCCACTTTTTCGCGCCGGTCTGAAGCGCTTCACCCATGCCTGCAAAGCTGGTCGCTGGGCCAAAGCCAGACGCCACATCCTCCACCGCATTGCTGACCTGATCGGACAGGGCGTCACGACTGCCCTGCATGACTTGGGCAGAACCCGGCATGTTCGAAAGGGTATTGCCGACAATGGCCTTACCCCGGCCTATTGCCTCCAACGGAAGATCAATGCCGTAATTCTGTGCTGTCTCTACCGCCTTTGCCGCAGCGGAGGGTGCGCGATTGGCGATCTTGTCGAGCAGCTTGCCCCCGAAATAGGAGCCCGCTGCCGACGCCACGCCACCAACAGCCGCGCCGCCCAAGCGGTTGTCGTTGCTGCTGCCAGCGCCATAGCCAGCGCCAAAGCCGATATCAGCAGCCAGAGCGCGACCCGGGCCAGCAATCTTCCCGATGCCCGCCATGGAGGTCATGCCGCCAGCGAGCGATCCTGCTGCGGTCTCTACCGGATAAGCCTCAGCCGCAGCATCCTTCAGCAGTTGCGCACGACGCTGCGCCTCTCCCTCGCCATTGATAATCTGCGAGAAGCTATCGCCACCAGCCAGGCCTGCAATCTCGTCCGATATGCCGAGTGCGCCGACATCAGCAGCAGCGCCGATCGCGGCGCCGGGAGAACTGTTCGCCAAGGCGGAAAGCACCGGGATAGCTTCACGCCGCCCGCCAAGTGGCACAGAGACGCGGAAGGGGGTTCCATTTGCATCCCTCGCCGCCAGTGCCGCGTCCAGTTCAGGCCCATAATGCGGGTAGCCATATTGATCCGACAGAGCATTGAATTGCGCCCGCGTCGATCCCGGCGTGTCCACAAGTTGCTGCGCCTTGGCAGCAAAGGCGAAATCCTCTGGCCGCGCATATTCCTGCGCGCCAGTGGGATCCAGTTCCGCATCCGGTAGTTGAGGATCGCCCACGGCATATGCGGAGAGAGGCGTAGAGCGGTCAACGTCCTGCATCTCCACCGCCTCGCCTGGGAATTGCTCTTGTGCGGGCAGAGTGGTGGGAGGAGCTTCAACCGTTGGCGTTTGGCTCGCCGTTGGCTGATTGCTGCGCTCGAACGCCTTTAATTCGCTGTCGTCAACGACAGTGCCGGGCCACTGAGCCATTAGCGCCTCATCAACTTGCCATCAGGGCGGATGTAGAAAGTGCCCGGCTTCAGGGCGTTTGCCTCTTGGATCGAGCGGACGCGAACAGGGGCAGAACCACCGCCATCGATGGAGCGATACCCTTGGTCTTCGCTGAAAGTATCGGCAATCGCCTGATTGCGCTGCATGATCTCGCGCTTCAGGTTCTTGAGCTTTCCGGCCGCTGCCGTGGGCGTGTCCGTCACCATCGGCACCCATTTAGCAAGGCGCTGATCTTCGGAAAGCGAAACTGCCGCGCCAGAAGTGTCCTTGATGATGATGCCGCCGATCTGCCCTATCTGGGCGCGGAAATCGACGCCCTTGGGGTCATTCCATTGGGTGAAGGTGTCGCCCAGCATGCCAGTGCCGGTGCCGATCGCCTTGCGGGCGTTCTTCGCCGCCTCAGACCTGTTCTTTGGGTCGAGCAATGAGAGCGCGCTATCGATGTTCCGCAGCGCCGCCACGTTTGATGCGCGGGCCTGAAGAACAGGCGCAGGCAGGGGCTTCAATTGGCCCTGCTTCTGCCCGCCAACAGGGGTTATCGTACCTTCTGACGACTGCTGATAGACCACATTCGGATCGAGGCCAGGGATGGTCGCCACCTCCTGCGCCGTAAGGATGCGCGTCTTCTCTTTTGGAGCCACGGGCGCTCCCATCGCGGCCACGCGCGGCGTGACAGAGGCAGCGCCACCGCCTGCGCCCACGCCTGCATAGCGAGCAAGGTTAGCGTTGCGCTTCAGCCATCCATCCAAATCCTTGCCGCCGAGCTTGCGGTAGTGCTGCTCACGAAGGGCCAGATAGCTTGCCGGGTCACCGTTCGACTTAGCGAGGAACTCCTTCGCCCGTCCGACACCCATATTGACCGCTGTGTCGGCATGGATGGCCTGCAAGCGTGGGTCGCTGATCTGGTCAGCCCCCGAAGGCTCCCAGTATCGCTCACGCATGATCTGCTTTGCCTGGTCGCGCGTGAGGCTGCGGACATCAATATCCGGGTTAGCTGCCTGGTTAACGCCGAAGTTCGCAGGCGCGCCTGATCTGCCATCGCTGGCGACAAAGCCACCCTCTGCTGGAGCGAGGAAGCCTTCGTAGAAGCTCTCGAACCCGCCTGAAGGCGCGCCCGAAGTTGGACCCGTGCCGCCTTCGCCGCCAACGGTGACAATGGACTTGCGCACCTCACCCGTTACCGGGTCAGTTACCTCAAGTTCGCGATACTGAGGCGCGACATAAGCGGTGTGCCATTGGCCATCATCGCCGCCATAGCCAACTGTGCCGCCGACGACCTTCCAATCCTTCTTGTCCGTTCCCGTGCCCAACTGCTCCACCACGCTGGAGAACTTGTCGGGCACCACTGACGCCATGAACAGGCCGAGTTGCCCCTTCACGGTGTTGATGGCTTTCGGGTCTCCAGACTTCAGTAGCGCAACCGCCTGCTCATCTTCGGACGTGTCCTGACCGGCAGCGCGATCGGAGGTGATCCGGTCCTCGAATATCTTGATTGCCGCGTTCGTGTTGCCAGCATTCAGGGCGGACCAAACACCCGCCGCCTGGCGCATCTCCGAGCGCTGCCGCAGGGTGTCCATTTGGTCCCAATTGGTTTTCAGTGCGTCTTTGAACTGCGGATAACGGGCAATCAGGGATGAGATGGCGCGTGGGTCCCCACTTTCCAGCGCCATCGACACTTCGCGGCCATACTGCTCCTGCTGCTGCCGGTCGGCTATGTCTGCCGCCACCTTCTGGCGCATGAGGGCGCTGTTGGCTTCCGCCTGATCCACCTGCGCGCGGCCAAGCGAACGCTGAATTTCGCGGTCAAGGAATGTTGGAGCATTGGCAAGTTGAGCCAGAGGTCCCGCATAGTCGATTGGGCCCATCATAGCTTAATCCCTCCACCGCCGAAGATGGATGACAGAACGCTACCCAACGCATCGCCGCCAGCCTGCCACTGGTTCGCCGTGATGCCACCGCGTGCGATTGCTGCCCCGGCACGGGCGGCGCCTTGCTGGTTGAGGTTGCTACCGATCTGGTTGGCAGCGTTGGCGCCGAACTGACCGAGAGAGCCAGCGGCGCCTTGCCCCATGTTCGCAATCCCGCCCAGGTTGGCGAGCTGGTTGTTGATGACATCTGCGAGAGTGTCAGCGCGGAAATTAGCCAGCGCTCCTTGCGTGTTGCCGCCGCGCAGCCCACCAGTTGCAGACGCATTGGCGAGCAGAGCCTCTTCGCCGTTACGGATCAGGGACGTATAGAGCGGGGAGCCCTTGAGTGCATCAATGGCCTGCTGCTGCGCGGCGATGCCGCCTTGGCCGCTTGAGAACCTGGAAATGTCCCGACCTTCACCGCGCCCGTAAGTGTCATAGTGCCACTTGCCATAGTCACCGATGTCATTGAACTTGCCGGACTTGGCAACACTGCCATTCCATTCCGTGAGAAGGTCAGGGTTGGCGTTGACGTATGCGCCCCAGCTTGTCTGCGGGGTGGCGATACCGAGCAAAGATTCGATTTGCCCCAGCGCACTGGTGCCCGCACCAAGATATGGGGCAAAATTGTCCTGCGTGATGTCAAACTGACGGCGCTGCTCGTCAATCGCCATCTGCGCGGCTTTAACCTGCGCTTCAGCCGCCTTGCTTGCCGCCTTCTTTTGCGAATTGCCCCCAATAATGGAGGTTATCCCGCCGATAACTGAGCCAAGCAATCCCATAGAACATCCTGCGCGCGTTTGCGCTGGACAGTGCGGTAATGGGGCGCAGGCGCGCCATTAGTCCTTTACGGCTAAGCGATCAGGTAGGTGAAGGAGAAGGACGCGTTGTTATTGGCCGCCGAAGACGTATTGCCGTCGAACTGCGCGAGATCGTTCACCGTGTCCGCGACGATGCGGGAGTAGCCAAGGCCGCCGCTGGTTGTGAGAGCTCCGTTGCATTGCGATGCAGCCGTGAGATTCGACGCGATAGGAAGGCTTGCTCGGAAGGTGTAGTTCCCCGCCGCAGTCGCATCCACGCCGATCATCCCCGAAACCGTCACGACATTGCCAACCCGCATATATTGGCAGACATTCGCCGTAACCGCGTCGATGTTGGTGACGCCGGTCAAGGTGGGGGTGTAGGTGCCGGAATACACATTCCCGTCATTGGCGACGGGTGATGTAACGCCGGTTCGCGCGATGGAAAAGCCCTTGCCGCTCGCAATCGCAACGACATTACCATCATCCGATACATTGGAAGCGGTGTAAGCGCCTGTGCCATTACCCTTAGGCAGCGCATTGGCCGTCATAGATGCGACACCTGTCCCGCCACGGGCGACAGGGAGTATGCCGGTCACACTGCCAGCCAGAGAAAGATCAAGCGCACCAAAGTCTAGGACGGAACCCGACCGCCGTAGAACCTGTCCATCCGATGTCGCAGTAATATCAGCGACATTGCCGGTTGTGTTCGCACTCCGACCAACTACTGAAAAAGCGGACGACTGCCGCAGCAGCCCGTCAGTAATGGCGTTACCCGCAATTGAGATTTGGCCCGTACCGCTGTTGTAGCTTATGCCAGTTCCGCTGGAGAGGGCGGCGCGGGCGCGGGCATCGGTGAAATAGAGGTTGGCGCCCTCAGTTACATTGGTTGTAACAAGCGTATGGGCCTGCGCCAGTGTCACCCGGCCCTTGGCGTTGACCGAAAACTGCACCGTCTGCGAGGCGCTGCCATAGACGCCCGCGCTCACGCCGGTATCGGATAGCCCAAAGGTCAAAGTTCCACCAGGGCCGCCATCGGTAAGCTGAACCTCTCCATCGGTTGAGGCGACCCGCTCATTCTCGAACAGGTCAGACAGGCTCAGGACAATTACGGCGGCAGATTGGATGCCGGTAATGACCTCCGCCAGATCCTCGCTGTTGAAGCTCAGATTTTCGAAAGCCTTGATCGTCTCAGGGTTCTTCAGGAACTCCCCAAGCAATTTGCGATTGAGGGTCGCGGGGCGCGTCTCAACCATCAGGCCCCCAAGGGCTGGACGGCCGCATCAAGCCGCGCAAACGCCGCCCGCCCTTCGTCGGCGCCACGGAAGCGAAGTCCGATCCATTGGTTAAAGCGGATATTCGGGCGCCATTGCATCCGCACGGACGTTTCCCCGGCGCGGCCGGTTGAGATGGCGCGTTCCTGGCTCCAGTTGAGCCCGTCGATCGTCCACGACATGAAGGTGCGGGGCTCGCTGTTGATGGCGGCACGACCTGGGAGGCCCGTCAATTCCACCGCATTAATGATACCGCGCCCGTTCTCGTTGAAGATCAGCGCGGTATCGATCCGCCAGCCCGCCACTTCCCCGAAATGCTTGGCCGTTGTCCCGTCGATATAGCCGATATTCCCATCATTATCGCCCACGATGAACTTTCCGTATGCCAGCACACCATTCCTGCCGCGATAGGCTTGATCTGCGTTCACGCCAGAAGCGAAGATCGTCCAGACCTTGCCCTGTGTGCGCTGTGACGCGTTGGCGTAATATACCAGCGTCTTGTCGGGCAGATGGACGAGGAACCGTTGCTCGTCGGCATCAACCCGCGCCTCGCACTGGATAGCTTCTGCCTCTTCATCCGTGAGCGCCGCCAGAGCATCATCCACATATTTGGTGCTGATCTTCTGTGCGTCGCCGTTGCCTGCGAGATAGACACCAAGCGCCTCGCCTCTTGCACTGCCGACAAATGCGAAGGTCTGAAGTAGCGGAGCCTTCGCCTTCACCCCCACCATGCCATAGGGAATGAGCGCACCGGAATTGCGCGCAAAGGGGAAGCCGGTAGATCCGGTGTTAGCGAAATTCTCGATCGTGTAGCGGTTGATGGCATAGACCTCGCCGCGAACCTTGATAAGCCCGACAACTCGGTCAGGATCTTCTTCAGCAGAGCCATATTTGAGAGGGTCAACCGCCATAGGATTATTCAGTTCGGTGACAACGAGAAACTCGCCATCTGTGGTCATGAACCGGCCATCGATCCATATGCCATCCAGAGCTTCACCAAGGTCGGGATCGGTGATCTGGATCAGCGTCGTGCCGTTCCAGTAATACATGCGGCCGCCTGATCCAATGGCAAGCTGATCAAAACTGTAATCGAACCAGCATGGACCGCCCGTTCCAACATCACCCAGAACGGTGACGGTTCCATTGCTTGCGACCGACACAAATTTCGTGCCGATCACCCGATAGCAAGCGCCGTTCCAGCTGATGCCGCCACGATCAGGGCCATCGCCTTGCGATAAAGCAGTGATACCGGGCGCGATGCGGAGATAGCCATCAGACAGGCCCGTTTCCACGATGACGGGCTCGCGGTTGACGGGCGGGCTTTCTACGAAATCGGCCACAGCATCAGCATAGACGCCTTTCAAGATCGGCAGTCTCACCGGCATGGCCTCCGTGTGGTCATGAAGGGCGAGCCATAGGACGGCCCCCACCCCCAGCGTCGGTTGCCAGCGCCCGCAACGGTAGAGCGCGCCCAGCCCATACTCGCCTGCCTGGCGCACACGGCCCCGATCACCGACATGGCCCGCGAAAGGCGCGCCCGCGTCTCAGCGCTCATCTGCTTGCCCATCTTGGGGGCGAGAGACATAGCAAGGCTGATTGCCACGCCATTGATCGCCACATCGGGAATGCCGCTTACATCTTCCAGGCCACCGCCGCCGAACGTCGCAGGGAAGTTGTAGCCCAGATCCTTGGACGATCCCGCCCATTCCGCCATCAGCGCGTCCAGGCTGCGCAGCCCGGAGAAAAGCTCCTCTGGCGTGACATTGAACTCGTAGCCAGAGAGGGAGCATTCCTCATAGGCCATTTCCACGATCTGACGTTTTGTGCTGGTAGATGGACCGAGCGCGGATGCATTGTCCCGAACCTCAATCGTGAACGCCTGCTCCAGCGTCTGCGGCTCAGATTCGTCCGTGACGATACGGGAAACGATGGTTGCGGTTTCACAGTCCTGTCCACCTGAAACGGTGGCGCTGATGCCGGTCGTGGTGTTCGCCACATTCGAGAGCGTGACCGTGCCGTCCTGCACCGTCAGCGTGGCAGAGGCGATCTCAGCGCCGTTTAGACGGCCGAGCCAACTATAGGCGACATTGCGGACCTCGTTCGGGTCTTTGCTGCCCCAGGATACAGACATGGGCGAGATGCCCTTAAGAGCCAGTGAAGCCGGTGGCGTTGACGAAAACGCCACCAGTGGTCGAGGTCAGCAGCGCCACGTTCAGAGCCGTGTTGGCAGTGCCTTTGAGGGGCGGGTCGAACTCCAGCGATGCCGCTTGCGAGCTATCTACCGCCGCCGTTTGGAGCTTTCCGCGCCAGATCACCGCCGCGCCGTCTTTGACCACGATTTCAGTCGCCGCGCCGAGAGTGTCATGCGCAAGCGTCAGGGTCTTCAGATAGTTGCGGACACTCGCGCCGCCCGCTGCCTTGATCGCCACATCGGCGGTGCTGGACACGATGCCCCCGGCGATACCTGCATAAGCCCAAAAAGTGGATGACAAGCCCGATTGAACGACAGTCCCGTTTGCGTCCCCCCGCTGGTCCGTCACGGTTGAGCCGTTCGAAATCCCGCCAGCCCGATAATCAAGCCCCGTTGCTGGATCGACCAGCCTAATCCGCTCGCTCATTCACTGCCTCCCTGTTCTTCGGAAGGCGCCCACGGCGCGGCAGCGAGCCACCGGGCTTTCCATCCAGATCATGATCTAAAGGGTGGAGAGGGGCAGGGCTTTCGCGCCACCCCTCTACCTTGGCGTCTGCCTCTTCCTCGGCGTCCGCCACAATCAGCGTATCCACGTCATGCGCATTCCAGACACGGCACTGCTGGCCGTCCCGGTAGAGCATGCGTGGATACTCGCCCGTCACAGCTTGGAAACCGCCGAAACATCGTTGGTGTAATCAGGGCCGCCCGCCTGAGGCAGTTCCTTGCGAATGTCCTTGATTTTCAGGCGGTCCATCATCAGCTTGACGAAGTCCGTCCGGTTCTTGCCGTTGCGCTCAAGGATGAGCAGCTTGGCGATCACTTCTTCCGCCAGCGGTTCATCCTTCTTTGGATCGATCGCCTCTTTCAGGCCGTCTAGCCCCAGATCAGTGAGATGCTCGATCTGATTGGTGCCATCTACATTCACCTGCGTGAACCTGCCTGCCTCCGGGGCATCGCCCTTCTGCTGGTCAATGTCCTGCGTGGTTGCCGTCTCACGCACGCGATCCAGAACGCCCTCCTTGCGGGCCTCCTGAATTTCCTCCTGCGAGGGAACTGCGTCGTTCTGATCCTGCTTCTTCGTAACCATCTCGTCTCTCCTTGAAGGAGGGCGGCACCCCCGTACCGCCCTAAAATCCCCCCAGGTTCAGATCAGGCTTGGCCGAACATGATGTTGCCACTCATCTGCGGCTGAATGTTCGCCGTGCCGAAGTCGATGTCCCAGCGCATCTTGACCGACAGGTCGTTGATGTTGCCCTGGCGAGCATAGGTGATCCCGATGCCAAGCGATGTCGTCGCCCGCATGACGTTCCAGCCATCTTCGGGATCGACCGCGAAGGAGCCGGGAATCAGCAGGATCGCGCCGCGCACGAAGAACGGGTTCTGTTCCGCCGTGGTGGTGTTGAGCCAAGTGATCGCAGCGCCGTTCGCCGGGGTGGCGGTGACGTTCTGCAGTTCCTTGCCGCCGATCGTGCTGCCGCCGTTCGAGATAATGGCGGGCCAGATGGTGATGACGCCAGCAGAGGGCTTGCCAATGACGCGGAACGTCTGAAGCTGGCCGGTGTCCTGCTTGGTGATCATGTTGACGGCGTTCACGCCAGCAATGGTGAAGGCATCACCAACCTTGATGTTGGCATAGGTCGCCGCCGTGATCGTCAGGTTCTGCGAACGGTTGTCCACATTCTCGGTTTCGCCCGTCGCGCCCGTGCTGGTTGCCTTGGGCTCCCAATACTGGCCTGCGCCGTTGACGGTGGTTGCGCCGCCCGTTGCCGCTGCCAGCGTCTTGGCGGTGTCGTTCTTGAACGTATCGAAGCCGCTAATTGGGCCGACATAACCCTTTTCATAGGCGGTCGAAGTCTTGGACAGGCCGGAAGTCTGCGGCTTGGCAAGGTTCGACGCCATCGAGTTGTATGCCGATGCCGAGAGGAACAGCGAGCGGTCCATGTTCGTCACGCCCGTGCGCGAGAAGGTTGTATCGGCAACCGCCACATCATCGAAGCCGGTCGGTGCCGTGGTGCGCTTGATGAACACCGAACCAAGGGCGGCGGTATCGAACAGGGCGCTGTTGATGTCCGAGGACAGCTTCTGCTTTGCGGCATCGGCATACTGGCGCAGCGCCCATTCGTTGCGCAGGTTCTTGGACGACAGCGTTTTCGGGCTGGACTTGTGGAAGCCAACCGTGATCGGAACCGCCGTTTCAGTCAGGCCGTCGAAGTTCGCCGACTGGTCGAAGCCGTCATAGCTCGAACCGATCATCGGGACGGGGAGCCACAGCTTATCGCCATAGCGCATCATATCCTGAGCGCTCGGCGGAGTGAACTTCGTCACCTCCTTGGCGATGACCAGGCTGTCTTCGAAACCTTCGATCATCTCATCAAAGATGATCTTTTCTTCACGCGAGAAATTGGTAGCCATGTGAAAAATCCATCTAAGGGCCGCACCGTCATCGCGACGGGATTAGGCAGTTGATTACTTCGCCTGAGCCTTCAGCTTTGCCTTGTAGGCGATCAGCTTGGAGCGATCCCCTGTCCGGTCAGCGTCTTTCTCAAGCCGCTCAAGTTCCTTGTCCTTCCCCCCGGCAGCAGGAGTGCCGCCGCGCGCGATGCGTTCGGGTTCGGGCGGTCCACCGCGTTTCGTCACAGTCATCTTTCCTTCCAGCTTCGAAACAGCGACGGCCAGCTTGATCGGGTCAGTAATCTTGGAGAGTTCGGCTAGCTTGGCCGGGTGCTTGCCCAGCGCGTAGATCACCATCGCGGAGTTTTCGGCCGCCTTGACGATCACCGCCTGCTGCACGTCATTCAGCGCAGCGAGCGCAACGTCCTCAGCTTCCTGCACGTCCTTGAACTTGAGAGCCGCCTTCTTTTCGTGATGGCCCCTGAGCTCCTGGCTCCATGCTTCCGCGATCTGCTGCTGGGATTTCTGAGCCTCCTTGGCTTGCTCGTCAGCGGCGGCTTTGCGGGCCTTCCACTGGTCAAGCTGCGCCTCGTAGGCTTCCTCGTCATAGTCGCATCCAGCGAGGGTTGGCTTTTCGCCTACCTCGATCGTCTGCGGCTGCGGCGCGTTCTTCGCGAGTTCCGCTAGGCGACGATCGCGTTCGCGGATTTGCTCCCGAAGGTGCCTGACGAGCCCCGTGTCAGCATCTCCAGAGGACGGCGCATCCTCACCTTCGATAGCGACAGTCTCATCCTCATCTTCCGGAGCTTCCTCACCGGTCGTTTCGGACTGCCCTTCCTGCTGCTCCTCGTCCCCCTGTTCGGTTTCGAGTTCCTCAGTCAGTTCGAGCGTGTCGTCTTCGAAGTCTGCCATTTACCACCCATTTCACTCACCAGTTGCGGCCTGGCGGTTGCCGATAGGCGGAAATTACGGGCGGGCAGGGGAGGTGGGCTATTAGTCCTTTACGCAGCAAAGTCCGTGGGAAGGTCGCGCCCCAAACGGATGCGCGGGCCTTCCACACGTCCTAGATCTGGATCACCTCCCTTTGATCGCGCGGTATCATTTGCCGCCTCCATACCCGCCATTTGGGTCTGTGCTACCGTCTGCCCGGTCTGCGCCGCTTTCTGCCCAGCGCTCGCCAGCGTTTCGACGGCCTTTGCCTTGCTGAGCGCCGTGTCGGCTTCCGCCTTGCCCGTCTGCGCGACCTTGAGCGCGGCCGATGCCTCAAACTCCTGCGCCTGCGCCAACAAAGCCTGCTGCGTGGCGTCCGGCTGCTCGCTCGCCGCAGCCTCTTCCATCTGGCGCTGCTCTTCCTCGTTCGGAGCGACGACGCCCATCGAGACGAGCCTCTTGCGAGCATAGGCCTGAAGGTCCGTCATGCCTTCGCCATCCTGGTTCATGACCGCCGTTAGAGTGGCGACGGTGGCCAGTTCAGTATCGCCCGCAGCCTGCGCCACGGTCGCGGTGTTCAGGCAGGACTTGACCGTCTTGTCCCGGCGTGTGGCGGTCGCCTCAGTGACCGAGCAAACGACCTTGTATTTGCCGCGCGCAATGTCGTTGCGAATGCGATAGACGCCCTGCTTGTCGGTGAACGGCTCATGCAGGATCGCGGACCCGTCGCCGCCTTCCTCATCCATCGTATCGACTTCGCGGCCCGGCTCCCAATAGACTTCCCGCGACATGCCGAGGTAAATTTCGCCCTCGCACTGCACGGACTGACGCATGTTATCGAGCGGGATTCCGGACTTCGCATCAACCCGCGTGGCGGCGATGTCCATGGCTTCGGCAGAGGTGTTCGCCTTCACCTCGTCAACGTCCTGGTCCTCGTCAGTCAGGTCGCCCGAAGCGATCTGCATCAGCGCGGCGGTAACAGGGGCGAGCGTCGGCGGCGTGACACGATCAATGGCGCCCGTCTGAACGATCTGGCCCGTAGCCTCGTCAATCAGCGGGTTGACCAGAAGATAGGGCGAGCGATTGATATTCGCGTCCTCCCACATCTGCTCATGTCCCGCGATCTGCTGCGGGGTGTAAACCGGCGTCTCATTGGGCGAGAGGCTGTCCGTCTCAGCCAGCTTCGAAACCTTGGCGTTGTAGATCCGCTGGGCGTCCATGCGCTTCGACACAGCGCCCCGGAAGCGCTCCATGTTATCCACGAACCAGCGCTTGTGATAAACCGGGACGATCGGAATACGGTCACCGGCAATCGGCCCATGATCCACCAAAACCTCAGCCCCAGACATGGTATATTTCATGATCCGGCAGCGCTTGCGGCGCTTGGTCTTGATCTCCCAGCCCTGGGCGCGGCGGTCTTCCAGTTCCTCGGGCGTGATCTCGCTCGCCCAGAAGCGCTCTTCGTCGTCCAGCAGCTTGTGCGTCAGGACATAGAGGTTCTCGTCCTTGTCGACCTTCTCATAATATTCCGCGACGATGACCATGTCCGGCTGATACCAGCCATATTGCACTAGCAGGCGGTTCTCAGGCCAATCGGTTGCGAACTCGTCGCCATATTCCTCCGCGAACGCCTCACGGGAATAGGCCGTCAGCACGAACGCGAACCGGGCATCGGTCTTGTCGTAAAGCTTGGCGTTGATGTCGAAGAAGACGCGCTGATCGGCGTCGGCAATCAGCAGGCCGGGATTGATGCGCTGGGCATCGCTGTCCTTGTCGTAGGGATCAGCCAGTTCGTTCGTCAGGCGATAGGCACCGAAACCGCCGCCCTGCGCTTCCTCGAACGCATTGTCGCGCGCCTGCTGAGCCTTGAAGTGGTGATCATCGGCACGGTGCATGCCGTCCAGCGTGCTCGCGGTGTCCTCGTCGCTCTCGCCACCAGCAGGGCGGAAGTCGGGAACGATGCGGTTCTCGCGATAATCCTGCACAAGCTTGTCAACGCGGCGGCTGATCTTGTCGATTTCAACCTTTATGCTGTTCTCGAACTGCTCGCCCCACGGGCCATCCCACATTGCGCCGGGTATGGAGATGAAGCGGCGGCAGATCAGCGCTTCAGCCCGCATCTCCATCTGGGGAAGCGCGGTTGCATCGAAGCGCTTCAGTGCGCGCTCATGGACCTTGGCAAGCCGCTGGTCATTCTCGGCGGCCTTGTCCTGTTCGAGGGCGGTGTCGTGATCCATGCGCGGACGGTAGGCATGGATGGGGAAGGGTGGCGATTAGTCCTTTTCAACTTCCACGCGGGGCCAACTGATATCGCCATCGGTCACCCTGGTGATAGCTTTCACCCGAAACATGCGGGTCTCCACCGTTGCTATCCGTGGCTTCCAGATTTGCCACCACTTACGATAAATCGGCACAGCGACGGAGAATGTCTCCCCGACTTTCATGTCTTCCATATCACCTCCTGTTGAACGCGGTGCGCTTCACTGGCGCGGTTGTTGTGGCGACGACAGGCTTTGCCGCTGCCGCCCGCCTAACGCCCTCACAGGCATAGCGCAGGCTGTCGATCAGGTGATTGTCCTTGTCGGCCAGCTTAGGCAGCACAGCGCCCGTCAGGTCGTCCACCTCGTAGCTGTAGAGCGTGAGTTCATCAATCAGATGCACGCAGCGCGGATGCACGATGATGTCGAACGACTGGAGGAAGGCAATGCCCTCTTCCACAGAACGCGCGCCCTTGACCGCAGGCTGTATCCGGGGAAAGCCGTGACGCCGCAGATAGCTGATTGTCTCAGGCCGCGATGTGTCCGCAACCATCGGCCAGCGCTCAGCCTCAGGGATGGACATGAACAGGTCAGGCAGCTGGTCAATCTCGCAGCCGATGCGATAGGCCTCGTAATCGACATAGAGGTTCCGGCCTTCGATCCAGCACCGCAGCGCACAGGATGGGTCCACGCTGAACCCAAAGTCGGACCCAAAGCGGAACGTCACGCCGTTTGGCGGCTCGCATTCCTCGACGCGCCAGTTTTTGAACACACGGGCTTCGGAGTTGCGCTGATATTCGCCAAGCCAGATATGCGCGAACTTGTCGGGATCGCGGCTGCGGTCGTATTCCAACTCCTCCCGCAATACATCGGGGAGCCACGGATTGTCGCGGTAGTTCGCCTGCACGACGATGGCATTGGGGGGCGGGGAATCGCTCCGCAACAGCGCGTCTATGGGATCAGTCGCCAGGCTGGGGTTCCATGTGAACAGCAGTTCCGAACCCTCCTTACGCAGCGTCGGTCGAAGCAGATCAAGTGAGCGCTGCGAACAGGACTGCGCCTCCTCGAACCATGCTATGTCGAACCCTTCCAGCGACTTGATGCTGTCCGCCGTGTGATTCTGCATGCCGGTGAAGATGATCAGTCCACCATGTGGAGCCTTGATGACGGCTTGCTGCACCTCGAACATGTGGCCGACGCCCATCGCCTCGATCTTGTTCTCGATCAGCTTCTTGACCGATTGGGCCAGCGACTTCTGCACCTCGCGGATGCACACTACGTTCGTCTTGGCCAGGATGCAGCGCTCAACCACATACTCAGCCATGGCATGGGACTTGCCGGACCCGCGCCCGCCATGCACACCCTTGTAGCGCGCAGGCTCAAGAAGGGGGACAAACCAGCGCGGGGTGTCGATCGTCAGTTCACCCTTCGCCAGCATTGACCACCCGCCGCGTGATCACCGCCACGACATGTTCGCCATCCTCACCAGGACCAGCGACCGTCATCGGCAGCACCTTGCCCAGCAGCCCCATGAAGGCCACCGGGTTCTCGTCAGCCTGGCGCTCCAGATAGTCAGCGCCGCCCTTCCGATCCAAAGCCTCAAGGATCATCTCCTTGACCTGTCCCGTTAATTTGTTCGGCGTGCCCTTCTTGCGACCGCCTGTTTTGCGACCGACAGCCATTATCTACATCCCTCTACTTCAGATGGGTCGCCAATCTCCCCATCATAAAAAAACCGCCCGACAAACGCGATGCCGCGCTGCCGTCTTTGCCGCTTCAGCTTCGTCAACTGCACCTGGCACGACACATAGGTGCGCTGGTTCGCCTCTGCATAGGCCTTGAGCCCGCCACGCTTCCTTGCGGCAATCATGAGGGCCCGATTGTCGTCCAGCGTCCACCGCTTGTAGACGCCCGCCGAACCTTCGCGCCGGATAGCCTTTTCAAGCTCCTGGCTTTCCTCATCCGTCAAAGCCCGTTCGCGACCTATTTCCTGGTATCGGGTAATGATGGATGCGCTGTCCATTCCCCTTCTCCTTATTCAGCGCTGTGTGGTGGCCAGACAAAGCCCATCGGGTTCGGCGCGCGCATGATCGGATCGCCGCTGGCGTCGATTAACCCGGTGTCACTCGCTTCATGGTCAGAGACGGCGGGAATGTGCCACGCGTTGCCAATCGGCTCCCAATCGTCCGAAGAATGGACAATGGACATCTCTGCCTTACCGCCCCTCGCATGGGCAATGCGGCGCTGGACGAAATAGCGGCTCATCCCGCCACCCATGTGTAAAGCATGTAGGCGATGCCTAGTAGCGCTGCCCCGATCATCTGCCCCTGCATGACTGCCTTGCCCTCCATCACTTCCCCGCCTCCTTGTGCTTGCGGTAAAGGGCAAGGGCGGCGGAAAATGAATAGTCGCCATCATAGTCGCCGCGCATGTAGGATTGCTTCATCTCCCACGATGCTTGGAAGCAAGCCGCAATATCCCTCACCGCGATCACATCAGGATCGACCGGGGGCTGTTCGTGCTGGGCGATGTAGCGGGCGAAGGCATATGTTGCCGGATGGGTATCAACACCAAGATTTCCCCATTGCCCAAAAAGGGTCAAAGCTCTCTCGATTGCCCACATCGGCGGCTTGTCGTCTGCGTCCACTACTCATCTCCTTCAGCGGCGTCGTACATTGCGGTGCCCTGGTTGATGCCGCCCTGTGGCGGGACAACCGGGACACCCTTAAAGGGTGTGTCCCGTCCGTCCCGGCTCCACACTTTGGCATTTCCTTGTCCCATGCGATGTCCCGTCATGTCCCGGACACTCCAACCAAGTTTCCATCTACAGTGATTTTTCCCTTATCAATCAAGCCCTTGCGCAATCTATTGAACTGCTTGCGGGCTGTCTCAGGATTGTCCCGGCTCAATGTCCCGGTTGTCCCAAGGGCGGCTCTCCAGTCGTCCGCCAAAACCATGACCGGGACATCGAAAATCTCGCCCGTGTCCCGCAGGAAATGGGGTAGGCGATTTATCGATTTGATCGATTTAACGATGGAGTGAATGCCAGCGGCTTTCGCACGGGCGAAAAATCGGGGCTGGTGACCGAGACATCCGAAATATCCGGTTCCACCGGATATATTTCGGTGAGACGTCTCGGTCAAGCCCTTGCCGGGAAACGAGACATTCGATGTCTCAGGAGATGTCTCGCTATGTCTCAGCGTCTCTAGGAGAGCCATACAAACTCTCCATCAGTCGAAATTTTCTGTTTATTCACAAGAGATTGACGAAGCCGAGACATTTGCTTTCTAGCACTGTCTTCATTGTCTCGGTTGATCGTTTCGGCCTCTTTAAGCGCCTTCGCCCAGAGATTAATCGAAACTTTCAATATAACGCCTTCTGTTTCGCCAGAATGGGGGTCGCATCCATAATCTCCAATAAGCTGCGCCAGGGTGTAAAAGGCATCAGCCTCTTTGGGTGAAAGGTCATCATGGCGTCGTGCTGTGATGATTGTTTTTTCGGCCTCAACGACCACGCAGGAGGTCACATCCTTGCCCTTGGTGTTGGTTCCGAGATGCACAGAATGGAGCGTAAAGTTGAATGGATCACCGGCCTCAAGGTCGCGCTGCTTGGCGACCCTGACGGTGGAGAATGTCATCTCCGGATCACGCTTGATCTCAAGCTCTGTGTCGGTTGCGGCGCGCAGTGAAGAGTGTCCACGAGCACCGCGAGCTTCATCCTTGCCGCTGTGGTGGATGATGCAGACATGGGCGTCCGTGGCACTGCGGATGCGGTCGCAGTTGCCGATCAATGCAGTCATGTCCTCCGATGAGTTTTCGTTGCCGCCCGCCATGGCGCGGCTGAGCGTGTCCACGATAACCATGCGAACGGGGAAACCAGACGCTTCAGCGACGTGATGGACAAGCTGGATGACGGCGGCAATGTCGGCGTCATCGTCAAGAAGGTTGACCGGCTTGGGCATGGCCACGAATGGCAATCGCCCTTCGATCTTATAATGCCTCTTGAAGGCCGCCATGCGGTTCTGGATGCCTTGTGCGCCCTCCAGCGACAGATAGACGATAGCGCCTTGCTCTACGTCCCTGCCACGCCACTGACGGCCCCATGAGACATGCAGGGCAAGGTCAAGAATGAAGAAGGTCTTGCCGCAGTTCGACGGGCCATAGACGACCGACATGGCGCTAGAGGTCAGAAGACCTTCGACAAAATCGTTCGCTTCAAGATTGGGCTTTGCCTCATCGAACCAGAAGAATGGCAGGATGGGACGCTGGGTCGGCTCCGCCTGCTCACCAAGTAGCATGGCGATATTAGCGCCTTCGTCTACCGCGTCAGCCGCATCCCAGCCTTGCTTTGCGTCATCTGGCGCTGTGACATAGGCTGATACGGTAGCAATGTCCTGAAGGGCCAGCGAAACGGCGGCGGCAAATTTGGCGCCAGGCTCATCGTTATCGGCCCATAAGATGACTTCCTTGCCTTGGAGAGGCGACAGATCCGTCTTGTCCAAAGGGCTGTTGCATCCGCCCATGACAGACGTTGCGGGAATATCCAGATTGATGAGCGCTTTGGCCGCCTTCTCGCCTTCACAGAAGATGATGCGCTGGGCCTTGAGAATGCCCGGTATATTATACAGCGGTCGTACCGGAGGATTGCCCCATGCACCCTTTACCGCGTCCCATGGCAGAAATTCCTTGCCGCCCTCTGCCGGTTCGAACCGATAGACGGAGGCGATGATATTATTGTCAGCGTCGGTGTAGTGCCATTCACCCTTGGGAGCGCCAAGATCGCGCTCAACCCGCTTGGCTTTGGCTGCAAGCCGCTGGCGTTCGTAATTGACCTCTGGCCGCGTTCCTTGTCCGATCCAGTCCGCAAGGTCTTCCAGTGCCTTCGGGAAGGAGACGCCCTTTGCGGCCATGTACAGGCCGATAAGGTCGCCTCCTTTCTGATCAGGATTGCCAAAGTCCTTCCATACCCCGACTTTGCTGCCCTTGGTCTCGATGGTGAGCGAGAAGCCAGGGTCGCCATGCGTGTTGCCGATCTTCGCGCAGCGACGATCGAATACAGCAGCAGGAAACATCCACGCGATGAAGCTTTCGGCGCAGGCGTTAAGTCCGTCACGGATGCGATCCGCACGGCTATCGTCCGCCACACCCGATTTCAGATACGCTTCAAGCTCGCGTTCGCGCAGGGCGTTGTTGAAGTCGAGGATATTGGTCATCACCGATCCTCCGACCAGCAATGCGCGCTGAAGTCACACATGCGGCAGGAAAAGAAATCGGCGTCCGGATAAGGGCGCGGCAATCTTTCCCCAGCTTCGGTAGCAGTGATCACGGCAACACCGTTGTCACTGGCTTCCTGAGCGCGCTTGGCGTCGAAAGGCAGGCGTTCAAACGCCAATTCGCCTGTGTCGCGGTTGCCGAATGAGAAGAGCGCCGCGTTATCCGTCAGGTCCATATAAGCCTGATAGATAGCGACCTGCGAAGCATAGGTAGGCCGCTCCACGGCAACGCCCCTCTTGACGATAGCCTGCCAATATTTGTTGGCGACCCATTTCTGTTCCCACAGGAAGGGGTAGGGGCCATATTCTGAAGGACCGCCGCAGATAACCCCGTCAATGTGGCCACGGATGCGGCCAGCGGCGACCGAAAAGCCGAACTGATTGCCATCGGCTTTATGTGTCCGAAGATCGAAGCCGGCAGCCCTAAGAAGCTTCGCTGCTTCGTCTTCCAACGCATGTCCGGCAGCAAAGATGATGTGCTGCTTCGCGGTCGCCTGTCGAGAAGCAGGAGCGCCCTCATATTCATATTGAAGCTTCCGCAGGCAGGCTTCGCCAAGCCGCGAACCACCGAGATAATTGCGGGGCTGTTGCTGTTTGGCGAGAGCCTGAGCAGCGCTGTTCATCAGGTCGACGGTAGGAACCGCTTCGCGTGATTTGGTGGCGCCATGGTTGAAATCGAGAAGGGTCAAAATGGGACCTCCTCTCCGATGATCTCATGCAATTGTGTGCGAAATTCCTTCACGCACGTGGCGATAAGCCCAAGCACTTCGTCCTTGCTGTATTCAGCAAGTCCCTTTTCCATTCCGATGCCTGCCACATAGACGCCCAAACCCGGCAGGGTGGCGATAACCGCCTGTTGTTCCATTTCGGTCAGTTTCATGTCCCGCTCCCAAGCGGATACGCAGCCTTTGCCGCAGAACATTTCCCCGCTTGCCCGTCCCCACCCGCGTTGCTCGAATCCGCAAAAGCGGCATTCTCGCCAATAACGGGGAAGGACGGGCGCACGAGATTGCTTCATCCGGGCTTATTGTGCCCAGCTAGGCACGGAACCGCCCTTGGCAGCGCCGCCCATGGCACCCGCAGATACCTTGGGCGTGACGGGCGATCCGGCGCTTGGCGCAGTCCCCGCAGGCATGGCACCAAGAAGCTTGTTCTTGTCATCATAGCCCGGCTGGCCCTTTTCAATGCCGATCTTGCCGACGAACTCAAGGCCGGAAAAATCGCCATAGCCGGAGACCATGCGCTTCTTCTTGGCCTCTTCGCCCTCATCGTTCGCGGCAATGCCGCGAGCGTTTTCGAGGATGGCGCGAAGGGTCGAACGGGTGATGTTGCCAGCGATGCTGTTGCCGGACTCATCCACCTTGCCGCCAGAAACGACCATGTTCTGCCAGATTTTCCGGTTGCGGAATGGACCTTCGGTCACGGTGAACTCGACGTCCAGCATCAATGCATCGCTGGATTTGCTTTGCTTGAGCCAACCGCCGTCACCAGCGGCACCGGGGCGAATGGTCATGACCATCTTCGCGACCGTTCCATTGGGAATCAGGTCGAAGCCAGAAGAGGATTGCGCATTGTTGAAGTCAAAGTCAGACATTAGTGTTGCTCCTGTCCATTTGGTCTCAGGCCGCCATGGCCTGTTCAGGGGTGCCAGCGTCGGGCGTCGGTGTGTGGAAGCTCAGGCGTTCCGACGCTGGTTTCTTGGGGCCGCTGATCTTTTCCATCAGCCGCCCAAGATGCGGTTCTTCGATCATTTCAAGGCGTCCGCTGCGATCCTTCGCGGGATAGCTCCACGGATTCACCGCCTGCGCGACAAAGGCCCGGTAAGATGCGCCTTCCTCGGTCTGCATCTGCACCATCGAAATGACCTGATCGGTGATGCCGGGGGCCTCCAAGGCGGTCTTGGAGCCTTCGATCTGCATCACATGCTGGATGCGGCCGAAGTCGTCTTTTACTTCATTGAGAAGCCCGACCAGCCAGACATTGCGCTTGGGCGCATGCTGGAATTGTTTGAGCCATTCCACCATTTCGCGGCCCAGCAACCCATAGGCGCCACGGGTATCCGGCTTCCCGGTCTTTTCCGAAAAGGCTTCGGGTTGAACACGGCACCATGTGAAACAGAGCCGCGAAACCTCGGTGATGGAATCGATGAAGACAGTTTTGTATTTATCCAGCGCTCCTTCGCCGAAGGCTTCCGTTGCCGCCTGGAAATGGCCGGGGCCGTAAACCGCATCATCGCCATAAGCAGGGTTTGCTCCGCCAACGATGGCCGCGAGATTGCGAGCCTCGGTCCATGTCCGCAGTTTGACCATGTCGCCGGGCCAGTCCTGAACCGACAGTTCTCCGGCTTCGGCATTGACGAAAAGCGTCGTCGCGGGATCGAGAGTATGGAGCAGAGAGGTCTTGCCGATGCCAGCAGGGCCAAGGATGATTCCCTTGATCCCGGCTTTGTTGGCAAGCCTTTCATCCGCCGATATGATTTTCATGGTACGTCCTTTCTTTGGTCAGTCCTTCGGCCCGGTTGACACTCCTCATGGGAGTGATGGCAGATGGCCGGACCCGGCTTGGACACACCGCCAGGGTATTTGCTGCGAAGCAGCTTATTCCCCTGGGGACCATCTGCTTGTCGGTGATCATCGCATGCCGCCCTCCGCGAAGAGGATGTGGCGACAGATGAAATAGGCTGAGGCTTTGCCGGGGAATGGATCGTCCAGCATTTGCCCACCCATGCGAAGCGCCATGCGATCGCAGTGGTTTTGGATCATCCGAAGGGCGATCCAGCGAATATTAACCGGGGCTAGACGCACCCAGCTATCGGCAATCGCCATGACAAGCCGTCGCGCATCGGCGCAGCGCTTGATGGCGCGCCAGAAATTCTTGAGACGCGGTTCCTCGCCCATGGCGTCCCTGATCTGCTCACGGACCCAAGCTTTGTACGCGCTACGCAGCCGCGATTGTTCGGATTGCTTTTCCCGTAGCGTCCGCTTGCTCACGCCGCCGCCTCCATCGCAATGAAGGGAGCGCCAAGCTCACGCAGGAAGGCGACAACCGTGTCAACGGAACGGAAGACGCCGCAGGGGAAGCCGTTGGCGACCAGCCAGTTGCCAAATTCGATTTGCTCAGGCTTGAGAGCGCCGGTCGCATCTTTCATTTCGACCCATGCAGAGTGCCCGTCTTCCCACTGAAACAGGATGTCCCAGGCGCCTTTATGCAGGCCTTCGGCACGCATGCGGATTGATGCATGGGCGGAGCGGTTCCCTTGATTGGGGATTGCAATAGCCTTGATGCGGGGCGCTATCATCCGAAGCCGGTTGAGAAGCCGAACCTGAATGGCGTGTTCGCTGCCCTCATCAGCAACGTCGCGCGGATCGACGTGGAAAATGTAGGTCATCGCGAGGCTCCGATCCGGGCGATTTTCTCCTGAGAAATGCCGAACAAGGCCGCGATCTTATCGCGGTCCGCGCCGCCCTGGACGAAGGATCGTATTTGGTCGTTGCGCGCACAAAGATCGCGCTGACGCTTCTCGCGGGCAGCGGAGCGGGCGAGGGCCTGCTGCATGTTCATGCCACGCTCCTTTCCATGAAGCCGGAGATCGCCGCCGCAACGATGGTGATCAGGAGGGCCAGACCGATGCTTTCCTTCGCAACGACAGCAGACGTGCTGATCCAGAAGAGATCGAACCAATTGAAGCGCGGGGTGAAGATGAGCGCTTTCATGCCACCTTCCTCCCCATCGCGACGAGAACTTGGCCGCGTTCGATCTGGCGGCGGCCGACAGCGGCAAGGTGCTTGCGATCATCGGCACAGAACACGCCATCTGCGGCGCGGCGCACAATTTCGGTGGTGTCCTCTGACGCATCCGCAGCAAATTGACCCGGAGGCGGCTCGCTTTCATCGGGAACCCAGAACACGCCCTGGCCGATCAGTTCGGGCAGGATTTCGTTGAGAAAATCAGGGCCGATGAAGCCCGCTACACTCAGGATTTCCTCGATTTTCGGTTCGCGCCATTCATGGTGTTCAGGCTCATGGCGATAGGCTTCGATCATGCGCGCCGAAACGCCCGCACCGCGCTCGATTTCCTTGTAGCGGTGCCGCTTGCCGACCCCGACATAGAGGCGCAGCGCAGCGCCGAACGCCCGATATATTGCAGTGCGGGAAACATTCGGGGAAATCCCCGCTGAATTGCTTGTGCCAGTCATGCAGAAGCGCCCTCATGAGATACGGATTCGAAACAAACGGCGCGGACAGAACCGGAAGGGGGATCAGCCCTGTCCGCGCTTCCTTCGACGACCCGAAGGAATTGAAGCGGTTCAACCGTGAGCATCAGGCCGTCGCCATCGACGTCACGAATGATGGCTGGGGCGCCCAGGACAGCGGCGATAGCGCGCATCTGGAACAGCGCCTTTGCGCGCGCGAGATCGGCCAGCATGTCCGCCGTGCTGGCCTCGTTGCTATTGGGGAGGTTGTGGAGAGGCTGGTGCACGGGCTATCCCTTCACGCGGAAGGCGATGGCGCAGCCAATGTCAGCGGCCACCATATCGCGGTGGCTGTGGGCGGATCGCTTTTCCGCCACAATGGCCGCAGAGAGATCGACACACTCTTCACAGATGAACACGGTCGGCCCCGCGATCAGAACCAGTGCTTCATGCTGCGATCTGGCACAGAAGGAGCAGTAGAGGGTCTGCCCTTCGCCCCTCCCAATCTGATGTGTGGGGGTCATGGGCGCCCCCGGAAGCAGAAGGCAGACCACCATCCCATCCAGGCTGCGAACAATGTGAGCAGTAGAGCGACCTGCCGGTTGGCTTCATCCCATTCGAGGGGATTGGGCCAATGAAGGCTTCCCCACGCATCGAAAATCAGGATCAGCGCCCATGTGCCGATGAAGGCCGCCAGCGGCCAAAGGATGGCGGGCCTCATGCGGAGACTCCCTGTGCTATGCAGGAGGGGAAAGGGGATTCGCGATGGACCAGCAGACGCAGAAACTTCTGGAGGACCTTTACACTGGCGCTGTGGCCACGGGCCTCGCAGGCATATCTGTGGGCATACTCCTTGCTAACCGACTGGCGGAAAGCGGCCTCATCACCCCGGCCGATATTGACGCTATCGCTCATGGCGTCACGGCTCCTTTCGAGGAGATGCCGGACAATCCGTTTGCCCAGCAGGCGCTTGCCGCGATCCAGTCGAAGCTGGACCCTGAGCTTGCCCGGATACGGGAAGCATCCCGGCGAGCAGGAAAGGGAAGTCAGCCCTGACCTTCGCCATGATCGCTCGCATGGCAGCGTTGATGCCCTGGGCGCTCATGCTGCATCCGCCTGCTTGGCACGGGGTAGACGCGCATCGGAAACGAGGTATTCCACGCAATGAGCGGGCAGGTCGATCTTCAGCCTCTTGGCCGCATCAAGCACTGCCCGCCGCCGCCATGGCGGGATTTCGGTTTTACCTTTCCCGCGCCAGTCACATACAGTCTGGACGGGAAACCCCGTGGCCTTGGCAATCGCGGACGGGCTGTCCCCGAAAGCCTCGAATATATCGTTCACCGCTTGCATGCGGATGATATATCCGAAAAACGGATAATTGCACAAGCCCCTAAATATCCGATTTTAGCGGGGGCGAATCATGTGCTATCCGACGATTATGCGCGGATGGAATCTGCTTTCGATATCGCACTTGTTCAGGCCGCCATGGCAGAGCGCAAAGTCACGCAAACCGACTTGGCGAAGGTTGCTAAACTACCATCCCAATCTGCCATGTCGAACATTCTCAAGGGCAAGCGCAAGGTTTCCGCTGACGAAGCTGCGGTCATTTATCGGTTTCTCGGGATCGCTGGCCCGAAGCCAGTCCCAACCGCCCAACATGTGCCTATTATCGGATTTGGTAGTGCCAGTTCATGGCGGGAGGCATTTCAAATGCCGATCGGCAGCATGACTATCCCTCCCAGAAAGGCCGGACCTAAGGCGTTTGCTATCGAAATTCAGGGCGACAGCCTGGATCAGGTTGTGCCCGAAGGCGGTTATGTCGTGGTTGATCCTGAGCAAAAGGAACTCCGGCCCGGGAAGCTTTATCTGATCCAGAATCGCGAATGCGAAACGACAGTCAAATGCTATCAGCGTGATCCAGCGCGCTTTGTGCCAATGTCGACCAATGACCTGCACCGATCCATTTTGGCGGATGAGGTTGACGTGATCATTGGTCGCGTATGCTGGCAGGGCGGCCCTTTGTGAGCGACGATCGTAGCCAGTATGAGATTGCGAGGGAGCTACGGCGCATCCGGGACGTGCTTGAGGTCATCGCCTCCGTTTTGATCTGTGGCGTTTGCTGGTGGATGTTGTTCTCTGGCCACTACTTTCCTGTTCCCACCGGAATTTGGAAGTTCGGTGCCTTCGCTACACCGTTCATATTGTCATCCATGATGCTCAAGAGCGTTCGTGCGATAAAATAAAATATCCGCAAATCGGATATTGACACAGCATCCGATATTCGGATAAACCTCCCTCCTACCGGCCAAGCCGAAGGAGGAAGAGAATGGCGCAGACGGCGCTCACCAACGGACCAACTTTGCAAACCCTGCCGCAATTCGGCGGCCAACACAGGGAGGCTTGCATGTTCGTTCGTTCCGCTTCTTACGTTAAGACCACCAAAGAGTGGGCCGCCCTTGCGCCGCGTCGCTCGGTCGAGAGTGCCGCCAAGCGGTTTGCTCGCGAGAACATGATCGCGGTGGTTATGCTGGGCAACGATGATGCCGTGGCATATCTTTATGACCCTGCGAATGATCGCGTTGCGAAAGCGATATACCGCCACCCGGAGTGGGTCGCATGACCTACCGCCTCGAAAGCAGCCACGACGGCAAGAAGTGGGCCACCGTCATGGAAAAGCGCATCCGGCTTGATTGTCCCGGTGCCGGGATACGCAGGGAGCCGGTTATGCGAGATCGGTTGCAGGACATTCAGCGCGAGGCTGAATTTCACAGCCACCGCTTTCCGCATGTCCGGATCATCCATCCAACCACAGCCTGATCTCCCCCTGTCCTGCCTCTTCGGGGACAGGGCGCGGATGAGATTTACGACAGGAGGAATGAATGCAGACCTATATTGGAACGAAGATCATCCAAGCTGAACCGCAGCGCGACGCTGACGGGCAGGGCGGCTACAAGGTCCGCTATGCCGATGGGTATGAAAGCTGGTCGCCCACGGAACCTTTCGACACAGCATATCAGCCGATGGACGGCATGAATTTTGGCCATGCGCTGGAGATGTTGAAGCGCGGCGAGCGCGTTGCCCGTAGGGGCTGGAATGGCAAGGGTATGTGGCTCGTTCTGGTTCCAGGCACTCCAAACGCTCAACTGCGTGACGGCACTCCTTACAAGACCGCAACCGGCTTGGATGAGTGCGAAATCCTGCCGCACGTCGACATGTGGACGGTAAATTCTGAAGGCCGCCGCGCCATGCTTCCAGGCTGGGTCGCATCTCAATCCGACATTCTCGCTGACGATTGGATGATCATCAACTGACATCTGTTCCATCCCGGTTTCGCGCCGGGCTGGCCATGATTTCAGCATCACAGGAGCAGGTATGATGGCTTCTACCAGGCACTACTGTTTCAACTGCGGCGCGGACATCGGTCCCAAGGATCGCTTTTCCGAACCGCTTGACGACTGCGGCGCGCCCGAATGTGTCCGCGAGGCTCGCAATGCCTACCAGCAGGAACGCGACGAAGCGCACGAGCAGCTTGATCGTGACATGGGGTGGTACTGACCATGACCCGCTTCACCAACGCCCTTCGCAATGGCCGCGACAGCATAACGCTGACCCGCCTTGAAGCCGTGACGATTGCTCTCGTTCTGGTGGCTCTGCCGCTTTGGATCGTGGCGGGAGGGTTGTGATGTTCATGCCCACCAGCGAGGAAATCCGCGCCGAGATGGAGGCCATGCCGGGTCTTGGCGAGATGCAGGCGATCAATCGCATCCGCTCTCGCGAAGAACTGCGGCGGGTGGCTTTTCGTCACTATCCGGGCGGCGCAATCGGAACCGTCCGCCGCCACCAGATGGCTGAGAGCATCGACGCATTCATGGCGCTTGGGCGCCGGGAGGAGAAGTAACATGCAGATCGAAACCGTTTGCAAGGCGCAGGTTGCGCAAGAATATCTCGCCAGCATCGAAGGGCTGCCGGGACTGACCGTTTTTACCCCTGGTACTCATGGCGCGAAGGGCTGGGGGGCAACCTGCTACTGGCCGAAGGGTGATGTCGTGTGTGACACTAGCTGCCACGGTTCAGGCGAAACTCTGGAAGCTGCGATTGCCGACATGTTCGTCAAGATCGATGCTGTCAAGAACGCCGCGCCCGTCCTCAAGACCGCCGCCGAATGCAAAGAGGCCGTCCTCAATCTGATCCGCGAGCATGACGCCGCGCCCGCATCCTTCCGTGATGCGGTCGATGCTCTGCCGGTGAAGGGGTAGGGAGATGGCTATCCGCGATTATGATGGCCCATCGGTCGAGTGCGATCACTGCGCAGGCCATGGATGGGTTCAGGTCCGCCGCTTCGGCATCATTTCCGGTGTGCATGAAGAGGACTGCCCGATCTGCTGCGGCCATGGCTGGCGTCCCATGACGGATGATGAACTGGCCGACGCTGCCGAAGCGCAGGAACAAGAGCGCATCCACGGCGAGCCGCCCGTGTCTGTGCAGGAGCAATACCAGTGCGCCACCCTCGCCAAGCTGGAGCATCAGGCCCGCGCTATTCGGAAGGGAGCGTCAGCATGACCGAATCCCAGAAAGGCCCGTTCTACACGCGGCGGGATGATGCGCTGATAGCGCGTGTCCGTTCGATCAAGGAGATGGACGGCGAGCCGTTGCCCTGGAGGCCGTTCCGCTGCCCCGGTCGCCCCCGCATGAGGAAATCAGCATGAGCGAGCGCGGCGAACTCAAAATCAGGCAGATCGTGGTCGAATCTCCATCCGGCGAACTGTGCGCTGTCAGCTTGCCGCCAGACCGGATGGATTATCTCGTCGCCTTCATCTCCACGCTTTCGGAAGGACCGATCAAGCTGGTGCGGCTCCCCGGCGTGAAAATGATTCCTATCGAGGATTTGGAAGCATGACCCCCGACATAATAGCGGCGCTGGAGGGTATTGTCTTGGCGCACGTGCTGGTAGGTCCTTACCGGCAATATCGGCAAGACCCGCCATTGGCCGCATCTTGCACTTGCGGACAGCACTTCTTTGGGCATTCAGCAAAGGGATGCCGTGAAGATTGGGCCAAGCATGTTGCGGCGACCTACCGCGCAGCCCTTTCAACTTCGCCCGCAGGTCAGGAGGTGCGGCTGCGGTCTGCGCTCGAACGGCTGGATCGCAATTTCAAGCTGCTGCTGGAAGGCAGGCCAGTACGCGATGTTGCCGAGACGGACGCAGAAGTCCGCGCCGCCCTTTCAACGGTAGAGCCTGCGGGCAATGGGCGGGAGGCTATGACGCCCGAAGAGGCTTGGCAGGAACTTGTCGAGTACGACGATCGCACATCGCCGGAAGAATATCCCGACATGGCGCTTATCACCTTCGAGGAATTGCGAGCGTTCATGGGTGCGGCCAGCGGTGCCACCCCTCCCGCGCCTGCTTTGGATGGGGTGAGCTTGGCCCGTGATCGCGTCATCATGTCGTCCGTCCGGCTTGGCAAATGGATGAGTGCTGCGTTGGATGATCCGAACGTTTGCGAAGAAATGAAAGCCGACATTCGAGACTGGTTCAGCGCAGGCGAGCCGGTAGAAGGTTGGGGCGCCGCCCTTTCCTCCCCATCGGAGGGGGAGAGCGAGCCTGCCAGCAGTGGGGAGATGCAGGTCACCAAAGAATGGTGCCTGAACATGGCCGCGTTAGAGGATGGCGAGATCGGCGCCGGTATGCCCGACCACCCTCTTCGTACTCCCGCAACCGAAGGTGTCACTATGACCGAAGACCAGATCAAGCACATGGCGGAACGCTTCCTTGGGTGGAAACTGCCGCCCGATTTCAGTCCTGATGGGGGCATCAGCTTCAATGCCATCGGCAATCCCGACACACAATACGAATACCGGCACGAGCCTGTAGGGACCAATCTGCTGAATTATGAGCAGGCGCTGGCGATGGTCCGCTATCTGGCGGAGGGCTTGCCGATACCCCAATCCGCCTCTCTATCGCATGATGCGGAGGGGGAGAGCGCGACGGTATCGCGGGAAGCGAATTGGGACGAAGAAGGTCACACAGCCGACGCCATTCGCGACGCGTTCCTGATGGTCGGCAAAGGCGTAATCAGCTTCGATAAAAGCCTCGATATGGCCGCGCATGTAATCAGACATGTCAACCGATTTCGCCCGCCAGCCACCCCTGCAACCTCAACCGAGCCGGACACGCGGGCCGTGTGCGAGCAATGCGGCAAGCTCGGAGCGTTCTTTTGCGATCATGTGGGCGCTTCTGCAACCTCAACCGAGCGGGGGCGGTGATGGGCGCGATCATCAGCGAATGCGGGAAATACCGCTACCGGCTTGAGCGATTTGCTTCGCCACATGCCACCCTGACCGCCATCATCATGGTCAACCCATCGACTGCCGACGCCACCAGCGACGATGCGACAATCCGCAAGCTGCGCGGCTTTGGCGAGCGCAATCAATGGGGGCATCTCGTCATCGGCAACCTTTTTGCCTACCGCACCACAGACGTTCGGGGCCTTGGAGGCGTAGCCGATCCAGTTGGGCCGGAAAACGATGACCATCTGATCCGCATCCTCGCGGAGTGTGATCAGGTCATTTGTGCGTGGGGGCCGATCAACAAACAGCCGAAGATGCGCCGCAATCGTTTTTGGGACGTTCTGGGGCTGATCCATGGATCTGGCCTTGATCCGCTCTGCATCGGGGAACCGGCCAAATGTGGCCACCCCAAGCACCCGCTGATGCTGCCCTATTCCTCCCCGATCATGAAGTGGAAACGCCCATGACCCACCCCGCCGATACCGCGAAGAGCGAGGAACTGAAACTGGCATATCCTTCGCTGGAACTATGCGTACAGTTCAGCGAGGATGGCCGACATATCCGCAAATGGTCGCGCCTGCCTTTCGACGGCGGCACGTCCCTATATTCGCACCCCGCTTCCCCCCCTCCCCAGAATGACGCGGGCGTGGAGGGGCTGACCGATGCCCAAATACTGAAGATCGCTTCCAATCCTATATGTTCACCATGTTCCCCTTGGTGGCTCAAGGATGATGTGCTGTTGAGCGATGTCCGGCAAGCGGCGGTTGTCTTTGCCCGCGCCATCATTGCCGCCCTCCGCACCCCGATGTCCGAACTACAGGCGTTGGGGCAGGAGTTTGAGGCGGGGGAGAAGGATATACAGCAGAAGGCCGACACCTTCGCCGGAGCCATGTTCATCGCATCCGCAGACAGCGAAGGCGAGTTCGTCGCAGGAGATGATGGATACATGGTCTATTGGCCCAAGGGTTGCCATGGCGCGTTTAACGCTTGGACCCTGCGACTATTTGCTGACGAACTGGATCGCCGGAACGCGGATTGGGACAGGCATTTCAATGACCACAACCCGCTTCCCTCTGCTCCATCCGGGGAGGGCTGAGATCATGGCGGACCTATACCCAGCGCCCAAGAAATGCCCGAAGTGCGGGACAGGACACGCTGATACACCATGCAGCTATCCGTGCGTATGCCGGTGCCGAAACCGGGAATGCGACGCCCGACTTGATTGCCGTGGCGTCCGTGAACCGGCGATGGATCATCCAGCATATGGAAAAGAGCGTTCGACCGATCCGAGGAAGGAGTCGCGCCCATGACCGATAAAGCACCCGTGACGGTCGAGCAGGGGGACCGCTTCCTGCTGGTTAAGCGCGGCCTGTACTATCGGCCCGGCAATCAGGGATACACCGGCATCAAGGATCGTGCTGGACGATACCCAGAGAGCGATGCCAGACCGGAGGACGGTATCACCGCGATCCATGAGGACGAAGCGCCGGAATATTCCCAAGCCTGCTTTGCCGACCTTAAGGAAAAGCACATGCTCGGCAAGATCGCAGCGCTGGAAGAGGAGATAAAGCGGCTGAGGCTCGACCTTGCAGCACAGGAGTGCTTGCAGGACAGTGCCTATAAAGCCGGTGTCAAGCATGGCTGGAATTTGTGCGTGGCCGATGATGAAGACGGGTATCAGCACATCGCGAATGGAACCGAGCATATTGCCGAACTGAAGCGCATTCGGGAGGCCCGCACAGCACTTGAAGGGCGCGGATCATGAGCGTGGTGGAGAAGGTGGCCGCTGCTCTATGGTTCGATTACGTCGACCAGCAGGGCTATCCCAACGGACTGCCGACATGGCAGGAGATGGTTGAAGGCGAACCGCTTGCCGATGCCTTGGAGCACTACCGCTCGCTGGCGGTCGCCGCAATCGCAGCCATGCGCGAGCCGACGCCTGCGATGGTGGATGCAGGGGCACAGTTGTGTGACGCTGCGTACTCTGGGAAAGCCGTTCACGCCGCATGGCAAGCCATGATCGACGCAGCACTGGATGGGGAGGGGTAGGGTGACAGAGACGGACAAGACCGGCTCGACAATCATTGATCGTGGCCGGCCGCCTTCAGAATGGGTGATGATCCTGGCACAGCGAGGGCTGGACATCTCGGAGCGCACCCTGCGCGAGAAGGCCCACAAGCTGGAAGCATATCACAAGCTGGGGCGGGCGATGCTGATCACCCCGGCGCAAATGGACGTAATTCTCGGAGACAAACGATGTCGCTCGAACCCTATAAGAGAGGGTCGCTCTGGTGGGCAAAGGGGCGTGTCGAATATCTCGGCAAGCCGATCACAGAATACTACCGATGCAGCACTGGCGCATCTGAGGCAGCGGGCGCATGGGCGTGGTGCCGCGACGAAGAAGAGCGCCGCATAAATGAGCATCTGCTTGGCGCCAACCGGACACTGACATTCGCGGAGGCTGTCATACTCTATCCAGCGAACCCGAAAACGGCCACCTACCTGATTCCCATCGTGGAAGAGTGGGGCAAGAAGCTGCTGTCATCCATCGCCCCGAAAGACGTCCGGGCACTGGCGCAGAAGATCTATCCCGATGCCTCGACCGACACATGGACGCGTCAGGTCATCACGCCGGTTCGCGCTGTCATCAACAGCTTTCGAGACAGCGACAAGGGCGAGGCATTCCGGGTCAAGGGCTTCTCGAAACAGGAGCGCATCAAGCAGGATAAGCGGCGCGGGAAACGCAGTCGGATCAAGCGCGAGCCGGGCAGTTGGGAATGGCTGCTGAAATTCCGCCAGCACGCCCCACAGCGCCATGCGGCCTTGGCTCTAACCATGTTCGTGACCGGAGCGAGGATCAGTCAGGCCGTCCAGATGCATCCCAAAGACCATTGCAAACTGGATGAGGGTCTTATCTGCATTCCAGGCGCCAAAGGGCATGAGGACCGCTGGTTGCCAATTCCCGCCGAACTGGTGGAGGAATTGAAGTCGCTCCCTCTGATGTGGCCGCGCGGGGCGAAGCGGACCGACGAGAACCTCCGCCTCTTCGGCTTCGCGGACCGCTCCAGTCCGCGCAAGGGATGGACCAAGGCGTGCAAGGAAGCTGAGATACCCTTCATCCCGTTCCACGCAGCCGGTCGCCACGGCTTCGGGCAGGAGATGAACGTCCGCCAATCGATCGATGAGAAGGCGGCGGGGGAATTCGGTGGCTGGGCAGACACCGCCCTTATGAAGCGCACCTACACCCATGCCGAAGAGGTCGCCGGAAAGGTTCACGAAGCCTTCTATCGTGGCCTGAGAGAGGCTGAAAAACTCACCAAGATTTCACTTTCCGCTGGTGCTATTCCGTACAAATCGCGTACAAAGCAGAAGAAGAAGGGATGAATATGTCTTTCGATTCAACGCGGTATCTGAACCGGATTTCTCCCTTCACACGGGTGGGGTCACAGGTTCAATCCCTGTCGCGCCCACCATGGCCCATCT